GAGCAGCTAAAAGATGGTATTTCATCAATGTCCATAATAGTCGCCGTTTTTGAAATCATATTTTTGGTTACAATAAACGAGACAAATTCTGGACGATTCAATTGATTTTGTGGTGTATGGTTGTGTACACATCGTGCAATCATTTTGTATAATTTGAAATCGGGATATCGTTCAACACCTGTATTCTTGTATAAAATATTACTTCCATTATCATCTAAACACCATTCCATAACCAATTTTGCAATGGGATCTTCTTTTATAATATCCGCCATATCATCTATATCATCAATCACATAATCGAATATAGAACACGCTAATCTACATAAATCGAAACTATAATTGGGTTCTAATCTAGGTTTTTTCTCATTGAAATAGGGTTCTGTATTATATTGTGTTGCTGCATCGGCACCATTTTGAAAGCTATCGCTGCAAAATATTTTGCCGTCATATTTGTAAATTCCTCTACCGAAATCAATGATTTTAAATATGCGACCAAATGTGGGGACCTTGTAATATTTCTTCTTGTAACAATAATATATGAATTCCGCATCTGTTGTGTTGTACATGACATTGTTTGTGTGTAAATCATTGTGTGTAAATGAAAACGCTTTTTGATATGTTATTAAAATCATAATAATTTGCATAAATGCGGATAACCATTCATCGTCTGATAAATCTTCATTGACAATGAGGGAATCAAATGTATTTTCGCAATATTCCATGCAAATAACATTCACTGGAAATTCTGGTAATGTGGCGTCGATGCGTTCTTCTTCAAAATCGCTAATGTCTTCATCATCCTCGCTATCAGACATGTCTTCCCACTCTTCTTTTCCTTCCTCTCCTTCTTTTTCTTCTTCTCCATCCTTTTCTTCCTTTCCATCCTCTTTTTCTAGTCCATCGCTTTCGCTGCCATTTTCACTACCAGTTTCATCATCATTTCCATCATCGCCTTCGCCTTCGTTACCTGAAGATGTGTGGGATGTTCTTGATGAACAAGTAGATCCCGATTTAATAGTGGCCGTTTTAGCATCATTTATCTTTGAAAATTCGAAAGAATTTGTCATGTCTACTAAATCCAGCGAGCTTTCTTTGAGATCGTCCAAAGTGAGATGCTCTTTTACAGATTCAGTTCCTGATTCAGAATCAGTGACAAATACGTTATCAAATAAGTCGTCATGTATTGATTTAACAGAGGACATGGATTTATTACTCGAGGTGTGATCTATTTTAAGATGAACTAGAGGTTTGGGTTTATCATCATCATCTTCGTCGTTATATAAATGTTCATAATCTTCTACTTGAAATAATACATTCTTGTTTTTAATGAAAAAATCGGATTTACATAAATAGTCCAAATCATCAATTACGTTCAATTTAAATGAATTTTTAATGCCTAAAAAACTACCATAATAATCAACCCCGTGTGCAAAATTATATTTATGAATGAGCGTGCTAGATAAGAATGAAAAAAATCCATCTACATAGGCGGAGTTGTTGGGTTCCAAAACCTTTGCATTAATGGTTTCATTTGTTGATTCCAATTGTGGTAATTGGAATAGCGATTTATCGGTTAAGTCATATTTTCCTACTAGAAATTTAAATGGATCTAATAGGGGAGCCATTTTGAAAAATACACTCTTCTTTTTGATTTTGTTAGTAGTTCCATTTTTTAAGCTACACTTGAACAAATTATGGTTGTCCTCGTCGTTTTCTACTATGTTTGTGATATGCCATTTGTGATTCATATTTATTGAGTTGTAATTCGTCTCATTCAGTGAGAAAAATCTTTGATAAATCGGTATGTAGTTTTGCATGTTAGAGAGATTCGTCAACTCTTTTGATGCAAAAGCCGTAAATAGTTCAGTATTCTTCCTTTTCTCATAGTTGATCGTCATAGTTGTTTGGGATATAAATATAATATAAATTAAACTTATATTCATTTTTTCCTTAATTGATTTATTATTTATCTTCTAGATTTTGTAAAATAGTATAAAAATAAAATAGTATAAATTTATATGAAGCATCCATTACGTATAACAACTATCAATTTATGTGCTGAAAATCCTATGAGCAAAACTACACTGATAAAAAAATGGATCGATGTATTATTGAAGTTGAAGGTTGATATATTATTCATACAAGAAATTTTTAATATTGAAAAATTTGCTACTGATTTAGGGATGAAATTATTAAATATTGATCATGGTGATGGTATATGTGTTCTAATAAATCCTAATAAATTGGTCATAATTGATAATAATAATGTTAAATTGCATTCAGATATTAATCCCATCTACATTGGAGGGATGCATCTTGATGATATACCATCTTTGTCGCATCATATGATTAATATGATATATAAATCGAGCGAGATTATTCCGCTTAGTCTTACTATGAAGCAATTGTTGAAATTATGTGCAAAACGTCGCTTGCCGCGACTACAGGAAGAGTTGAAAAGTATTAAAAATGCTGATAGAGCGATCATCGCAGGTGATTTTAACGAGCCGTCTCATTTGGATTTGGATAATATTCAAACACCTTGTTCCAATGAACTCGCAAAAAATGGGTTTATAGATACATATAGGCATATGCACGGATTAGATAAATCCGGGTATACATGGCCTGCTGGTCAGTTTTATAAAAATGAACCCGATCAGCGCATTGATTTTATTTACACCAAAAATGTGGAGATAGTGTCATCTGATATATATGGTGAGGGATCCAAATGGATCAGTGATCATAAAATGCTTATAACCGATATTTTGGTTTAAAAATGTAGCAATAAGCGGCTTATGGAATTATCACAGGATGTAAATCACCGACCTATAGTATTTATTCGAATAAATCCAGATGAATACATATCTCAATCAGGTGATAAAATAAAATCATGTTGGGGAATTACAAAACAGACTGGTATTTGTAAAATTATAGATCAAAAAAATTGGCAATCCCGTTTAGAAAGTTTGCAAAAACAAATTGAATATTGGAGCAATCCAGAAAATAAATCAGAAAAAACTATAGAAATAATAGAGATGTTTTATGATCAAAACCTATAATAAGTTGTGAGTCATAGCAATGCGACTTGCATTAGCCGAAAATTATGCGTATTATAAATATTAAAAAAAAATTTATATAATTATATATATATTTTTTATGAGTCTCGAATTAAAACGCTTTCAAATGAACACAATTTCTTTCAAACCAAACGAATCAAATGGCCCGGTAATAGTGCTCATAGGTCGCCGTAACACGGGGAAATCATACCTAGTAAGAGATCTTTTATATTATCACCAGGATATTCCAATAGGAGTTGTAATTGCGGGCACAGAGGAGGGAAATGGTTTTTACGGGAAATTGGTGCCCAAATTGTTTATCCATAATGAGTACAATACCGCGATCATAGAGAACATATTAAAGCGACAAAAATCCGTATTGAGACAAATACGAAAGGAAATGGAGACTTACAAACGAAGCACAATAGACCCGCGCACTTTTGTTATTTTAGATGATTGCCTTTATGATGCAACATGGTCTAAAGATAAGATGATGAGATTACTCTTTATGAACGGACGGCACTGGAAGATCATGTTAATCATCACAATGCAATATCCGTTGGGGATTCCTCCGAATCTCCGCACGAATATCGACTATGTTTTTATATTAAGAGAGCCATATATCGCAAATCGAAAACGCATTTTTGACAATTATGCGGGCATGTTTCCGACATTCGAGTCGTTTTGTCAGGTGATGGACCAGTGCACCGAGAATTTTGAGTGTTTAGTGATCAATAATAACGCCAAATCGAACAAAATAACGGATCAGGTGTTTTGGTACAAGGCGGATAGTCACAATGACTTCAAATTGGGGTCAAAAGAGTTCTGGGATTTGTCGAAAGATATACAATCGGATGAAGAAGAAGAGAAATATGACCCAAACAATGCCAAAAAACGCGGTCAAGGACCCAAAATCAATGTCAAAAAGAGCAAATGGTAAGTGGTAAGTATAAAATCTTGCTTATCATTTTGGACGATCAAGATTTTTATAGGACCGCTTTTGTAAATAAAATTGAAATATAATTTATTATATTAACAAAATTAATATAATAAGGTTGTATGAACGAATTTACAAGAAATTTAGATGAATTATTATATTTGTCAGGAACAAAAAACAACATGGTAAGACACCTAAGAAAAAATTATAGAGAAAATATTCATTATATTAATTATATAGTTGAAAAAGATAATTTAAAAAATACACAACAAAATGGTGGTCAAAATAAAATTGTATTTATGCTTACTGAATCAGTGTATGAATTATTAAAGAATTCATATAATTTGAGAAATAGATATATTGTAGATATCAGTGATAAAGTGAAATATGTAAATATTGGCATGTGTATTGAAAACCAAACTATAGGATTTATTGAGAATGCATACAGCAATATGTTAAATGTAAAAAGACAATATGGATTTGGTAAATATAGAGCAGATTTGTATTTTATTGATTATAAATTGGTAATTGAGTGCGATGAAAATAATCACACAGATAGAGATGCTATACAAGAAAAGGTTAGAGAAGAGTATATATTATCATTAGGAAATAAAATTATTAGATATAATCCAAACGCAAGTTCATTTGATTTATCTAATGTATTGAGAGAAATAAATGGGATATTATTTTCAGGTAATCTATAATCTTGCTTTTATAAATCTCGGTTTTTATATAATAACCAAGAATAACAACTTAAAGAGTATCCTCTTATACATATTATAATAAGATGCAAGAATTAAACATCGTTGAACTTATTGAGAAGAACCCAATTGCTAGGCTGTCAAATGTATACAATAATAAATTATTAACAAGAATAAAGGAAAATTTTACTAGTTTTGAACAACAATTATTCGTAAGTAGTTTTTATTGCTACTTAAATTATGATAAAAACATGGATTTTGTAGTTGATTTAGATAATCTATGGAAATGGTTAGGGTTTTCTACTAAACAAAATGCTATAAGAATGATAGAAAAACATTTTAAGATTGACATAGATTATAAAAATCTTGCTCACGCAATTTCCGAAGCAGTTTTTGAACAAGGATCTGTGCTTACCAATTTGGATAATCACCAAAATTCGACTAATTATATTATTAAGCAAGATGAAAAATGGGGCGGTCATAACAAGCAAACTATCATGCTAACCATCAAGTGCTTCAAATCGTTATGCTTAAAAGCGCAAACAAAAAAAGCGTCAGAAATCCACGAATATTACATGAAGATGGAAGAAGTCATCCATAAAGTAGTGGAAGAAGAAACCGACGAATTGAGACTTCAATTGGAACAAAAAGAAAATATTATTTTAGAAATTAAACAAACAACCGAACAAGAAAAGCATGTATTAAAAAAAGAAAAACAAAGGGCGGTCGAGCAGGCAACAATCGTTCAATTTCCGGTAAATACTGAATGCATCTATTTTGGAACGATAAATAATACAAATGAAGCGTCAGAGAAATTAATCAAATTCGGACATACTAACGATCTCGCGACAAGAGTGCTAGACCATC